CCCGGGGGGGTTTGCACGATTAGTATAACTACAACTTATTGTTGCAAAACTCTATATTTAATACAGTATATATGAGTTCCACAAACGTGCGCGGGGTTGACCGCTCGTTAGATGTGAGGCCATTTCGTCTGGAGGCTTGAAATCCAGTCTTGTAAGGCTCTAAGTTAGTTAGGCTTAGAGTAGGAACCTTACAAAGTATTTTAGTTATTTTTTGATACTATTAAAGTACCTTTTCGGCATATGTTGTCCTACATATGGCGTGTCTTTTTAATAAAGAGACAAGCTTTTCTGTTAACTTAGTTAATTATTACCACAGAGAATAATAATTTAAATTAATTAGGCTAATTCAAACAGGAATGATGCGTTTACTAACTGAAGTAAACCAACACCATTCACAGCGACATTAAAGCTAATAGTATCAGTCCCGTTCAAAGGGACAATTGCTTGGTTGTTCAAAGTACAATCTGTCTGACCACTTCCTGCTGCTTGAATAAGAGCAGAGTTAAGGTTAGGAATTGCGACTCCATTTTTAAACAATGTAATTGCCATAAAAGTAAAGTCCGTACCAGCAGACATATGTATCATCCAACGAATCTGGTAACAGCCCGCAGGTGGTGTTAAAGTTTTAGCTGTAGAACTCGGAACGATCCCTAAGAATATATTCAAAGGATCGAACAAAGGAGCCACAGTAAAACCTACATTATCTGGCGTGCCAGAAGTTATAGATTGTAAGGAAGAAAGAACAGACCAAGAAACAGATGATGGAGTGGTAGCAGGGGAAGGAACAAGTTGAGGAGTAAAGAACTCAACATCATATTCTACAAATAATTTACCGACAGTAGCACTGGCAGTATTATTTGTAGCAATATAGAACTTTCCACAATCATAAGTTTTAAGATCTCCAGCCACAGCACAAGGACGAACAAACTTCCTTGGGCCAATAGCATGCATCGAACTAGGTTGACAACGAAATTCTAAAGGAGCCCATACGGAGCCAATAATGGCACCAGGGTGATCTAAGAACTGTTGTTCCGTAGTAGGAGCAGGATCTAAAACGTTATAATCAGCCATCATCATAATATCTCCACTCACCGAGGTGTTCACAAAAGGTACAAAAATGAATTTCATCGAATGAATTCGATACTGTTCATATTGTACGGCTTGAGGAGACAACCAAGGGAAAAGTGAAGATAATCCAGGATTGATCTGATAGACAGTTGTGCCAAGTGTAAAAGAAGTAGGATAAGTGGAAGAACCTGCAACAGCAGAGTTAATCAACTCACGATACTTCACACGACAACCGTTTGAAGAAGGGGTAATCATAGCCCTAAGAGAGGACATCGAATTTCCAACAGAAACTGGAGCATAAGTGGCGGTCGAACCTGAAACAGGTGTAACCCCATTTGATCCACGAAGAGACTTCTTACTCTTCTTTAAGTTTGTGTTGGAGACGACGGCGTTGACCGCTTTCCTAACCTCATTAACACCGGCTGCACCGATAACGGCTTTAGCGGCCGCTTTACTAATTCCTTGCGAATTAGCAGTAACAGCTCGATGAATGAGATTAAGAGCAATATCAGTTGGATTGCCTCTTTGGGTTCTAGTTGTAAGCATTGGTAATTAATTTTATTGATTTTATCAGGGACACCGTAAATCAAACGCGACTGTACATCTTGTGTAACAGAATTGCATACCCGTGCAGTCTGTCGGCATTTATGGATCAAGATCCAATTTAGCACGGAAGTATTAAGGATAAACCACCGTTTTGGGTATTTTATAACACAAGACCCCTTAATTAATTGAGAGTCAAACTCAACCGTGAGATATTAAATCACTCGCCTTACCAAAAGCTCTGAGGAGAAGTTTAAAGTCATTTCGGACTTGCCCTTCTACTTAATCCGCTTAAGTAGAATCAAGGGACCAGACAGGAGAAGTTGTTCATTGGACATAGACTCAGAAAGAGTCCCCACAACTTCTTGTTGGTACAAGTCAAACCTACGTAAAACAGCTTTTGAAGGCTGTTTATACCTATATTCAAGTTCCTCTTTTAAAAGAGTCTCCAACAAAACTGGTTTCTGTAAAGGACCAGCAATAATTGGACTTGGTTTAAGGTACGGAACATACTCAGATGAGTATGGACCTATAGGAGCGACAATGATAGAGCCAACCTTTTCTTTTAACATAACACTTGAACCTCGAGAACCTTCTACTTTCTTTTGAAAAGAAAACAAAAGTTTATCGGGAACTACTCCTTCAGAAAGTAAGAGCTCGATCTCATTAAAAAAGAAACGAGCGAACCTTCTTTGGAACGGAGTGATTATGATCTCAGAAGAAACTTCCGAGAAAAAAGGAAAGCCAATACCACCATATTGACGAGGAATGAACAAATTAAATTTACCGTTACCGGTCATAAGTTGAATTTGTTTAAGGTTATAAGAAATAAATCTCCTATGAGCTCGGATTTTATCCTTAGCTCCCAATAACACTAAGTTATACATCTCTTCAAGAGATAATTTCCGTTCAAAATCAGTACCTTTCCCTTTAGATTGGCCCATTAAAAGGCCAACATTAAGATAAGGAACTTCCTTAAAACGGAAACCGCAAGGCGAACTAAAAGAACGCTGAGCAGTATACATAATGGAATTAAGAGTAAGCACTGAGGGATGAACATAATTTTTCCCAAGGGATAGTTTGAAACCTACCTCTTCAATTGCAGTGAGCCAATACCTATAGTGCTTACTGTTCGTACGAAAAGTTATGTCATCCCCGTTAACCCTAACAGGAAGGAGATTAAATGGAATCTTATAATTACAATATTTTTCTAGAGAAATCCAATAAGCTATTACATTTATGTTACACAAATGAGGAAAACTGATAGGAGAACCCATTAGTTGACCATTCTTTTGTTTAATAATAACATAAGGAGGTAATTTCATCCGATTAGGAAGAGACATATTAGGAAATTTACTATAAGTATAACCTAAAACATGATTTTTCTCCGGGAAAAAGAAAATTTGCCCATCAAAATATGCATAAAGGTCATTACCGAAATCAGTAACTAACTTAGGAAAGATAGTTGCAACGGTATTATAGCGATATCCTAAATCAAAAAGATTATAATATAAGAAATGTGGTTCTAACAACTTCCGACATACATGTGTATACATCATAGCTGTAATGCTATGATTCCTACCCAAAATAGATCGAATTGTTGAGTCAAACGACATAAGAGTATATTTAATAGAAATATTATCTGTAGCGGCCGAGTAATCCCCAGATACAAATTGGTCAAAACCAAGAGTATAAGAAGAACTACCGAACCGATATGGGAAAAGATTTTTATCAATATATAACTCTAATTCCTTTTCTTGTATAACCATTCTTTCAAGATGAGAAATATTTAATGGTTCACCCATTAACTCAAATTGTTCAAATTGATATAAATATTTGAATAAAGAACGTTGGTAAGATTTCCCTAAATAATAAGGTAATCCCTCACCAGCTGTGATTATACGAACCTTTAGGAATTCACGTATAGCGACAACACGACAAGCGATCGGCCGATCGAAATAATCATTATAGGTCTCTTTAAGAGCCCGTAATTTAAAATCGAAAGGAAGTTCCTTGCCCTTTAAAGTCTCGAAAGTTTTTGATTTAGTTTCGAGAGGATTATAAATCTTCAAAAGAGATTTATATTCTTCAAGAACCAAAGGTCTTGTCCGTGCGTACTCATCAAACTGAACAATCAATGAATCTGAACTAAATGCAGATCCATTTAATTGTGAGTTGAGAGAATCTAAAAGATCAGATTCTTGTCCGCCGGCAGCAAAACCGTAACCAAAACTAGCTGCTTTAGAAGGTTCAGTTAACTGTAACATCTGTTTAACAGACATCGAAAAGTCCTTCATAATAAAATTTGACTTCCTTAAAAAGGAATCAGCAAAAGCTTCATCCAGTTCAGGAACCTTTTGTGTCAAAATTTTAATATGAGAATAGTAAGAACTTTCTACATAGCATTCAGGAACAACTGATGCACCTCTCTTGACTCCTTGAAGGAGCCCTTGAAAAAGAGAAGTACAGGAGATGTTAACCGACTTATATCTACAACGAATCATCTTCTTAAATTTATGACCAAAGATAGTCGCATTACCAATAAAGGTAGACGGCTTCTTTGGAAGAGGATTGTCAAGATATCTAGCAATCGGATATGCTGTACAGTATTTAGCGTGTTGAACGAAAACGTTCATTTCCCACCCACTCGCAACATAATATGCTTCAAAAACATTTGAAGCTGGGTATGTTGCCACATATGAAACAGAGTCTAAATAGACCTCTAAGAATGCCAGCACAAGAAAAATTGCTGAAGCACTAGACTTAGAGTCGAGCATTATAACCTTACGATCGTAACCAATATAAAATCGATTGGTACGTGTAGAGTTATAAGCTCTCTTTTTAGAGTCCCAAATATATGGCATGAATAAACTATCACTAATTAATTTATTACATGCACCCCTGTAGATTAGAGTTACATCAGATAAACAAGACTTGAGAACAGAGTAAAATAACTCTGTTTGTGTGTCATTATCCAACAAGATGAAACTATAATCGCGTTGACTTCCGCCTCGGAAGTCGGCCAGGCCCCTCTTTATCACATTGAGAACTGATAGTGCATCAAGCGCTGTCAGTACCTTTTCCGTTCTAAGAGTGAACGAAGGTCTTGACTTTAATCGTAAGATTGAAGGCAAGCTCTCAGATAGACTAAAGTCTATCTGAGAGGATTTAAGAAAAATTTTAGAATTATTCATAAAT